AGGCCAAAATATGACTTGTTGCGAGGGTCATAACTAAAGCCAGACGTACCAGTGGCATTGTTTGCATAAGCAATTGCCAGCCATCTGTTTTCGTATTGGAATGTCAATGGCCTCCAGTTAAGGACGGCTGACGATCCAGAGAATCCACTTGCGCCAAGGCTGTTGACATATTTGACGCTGAAATACCAATCGCCTTGAGGCAGGTTTGCAATAGTAACAACACCCATAGGCCCGTTTGGTGCATATGGACTTCCAGAAGGGTTGATTGCTGTTGTCCCTGCAAAAAACCTTTGCACTTCAGTAGGTGATGAAAATGCAGAATAGTAAACTTCCGCATATTGAACGATACCATTTGCTGCCGCAACAACTGCAACATCAAAAGAAGGTATTGGAGACGATGGCAAGATATTTGTGACTGTTGGAGCGTACAGCGTACCAAATGTCAGTGGAGAGCCAATGCCCGTATTTGGTGATGGCGTGAACTGAGTTACAGGGATGTCATCGTAGACGGACGGGTTGTATTCCATCAATGTCAATGATGTAGTTAACTGTCCACCTTGCTCAAAGTTTTCAACGACTTGACTGACTCGGAATACTTTTGCAACCCAGCCATAGTTGGTGTTTGTCACGGTCACAAGATCGCCAGCCTCAAGCTGAAAGCCAGAGTAATTGATGGTCAGCTTGACCTGCAAATCTTCGCGTCCAGACTCAAGGAATCGGTTTGCCAAGTACTGCGCCCGAACGCTGTTGTTTACCAGAGGCAATGCGATTGATTGCTTGTTGACAGGTTCATTTGGGTACATCAAAGAAGGGTTCAAAACGGCCAAGTTGTATGTGGCTGTGTTGAAAGAATCATTGTCTGCGCCGTCAGGGAATTTGACTTCAGCAATGTTGTAGCTTGACACCATATCCAATGGCGTGACCTGAATGGACGAAATGATGTTTGAGTCATTTAAGGCCATCGCATACGAATATGAAGGCGACTGAACAATCACCCCCCAAAGACCCGTGATTTCGTTGTACTTCAGCAAGCAATCGCAACAAGTTGCCATTGATTGCAAGTTATTCATGATGGATTGATTTGTATCAAGAACACCATCAAATCGAAATCTTGCTTGAGTAGCCGTACCACCACCAGATGGCGTATATGTGTACAGACCAGCACTGTAGGTATTCAATGCCGCCAAGCTACCTGTGTCAACGCCAGCAACTGGAATTGCTGCGCCATATCTTGTTGATGTCAGGTAGTCGTAAAAACAATCACCGGGAGCGTGGCGGCTGTTGGTAAGTTGGAAGTTGGTTACCTGAAGACCAGTTAAGTTTGCCTCTGCGTTGTATGTAATTTTTAAAATTGCAAAAACGCAATTTGACATCAATTTTGTTGTGTCCCACTGGTAAGTCAACAAAGAATCTTGCATGACCTGAATGGCCGTCAAAGATGTATTGACCCCAGAGGAAGAGCCATTTCGATACAAGTACATGAACATCTTGCCATCGACATTTGTTTCTTGTACACCAGTTGATTCATCAAGCAATGCAACAATTCTAGTTGTATCAGTAACATCAAATATGCACTTCTTGCCACCGAAATAAATATCGCCAAACGTGAAAGTATCTGGAGTGCCGCCAGTCTCAGTGTTGGTTACTTCAGCAAGAGAAATAACATAGTACAAATTTTGATTGTCTTCGGTGATGCTCAAGTCGGTGATGATTCCACCAACATAAGCTGAACCGTAAATGACTGGAAGCTTGTTGTCGCCAGCAGGAGGAACTTGAGTTCTATTGCCGGGGTTTTCCGCGCCTGTGTTGATGTTTGGCGCAAAGGCTTTACTGATGATTGTTGAGGCAACAATGTTGATGGCAAAAGAAGCCATTGCGTAACCAGTAGCCCCAAGCGCAGCGGCTGCTAAGAGAGCATCACCAAAAACCGCTCCAAGTACAATTGATGCTGGCATATTAGATCACCCAAAATTCTTCAAGCTTTTGAAACCCATACCGACCGTAATCAAGGTTTGGACTGTTGACCATTTTACTGATAAAGAAGTTTGTCACACGCCCTTCCTCTTTCATCTTTATGGCCTCTTCAAGGTACTTTGCAAGCAAACGATAGCCTGATGTTCCGTTGCGACATTCTTGCTTCACAAAATAAGCAAACTCTGTCAAAAAGAAATGCTTGGGCGACCACAGACTTGGCATCACTCCAGCAATCAGAATCCCTTCAATTTGGTCAGTCTCAGCAATCAAAACAATTCCTTGACCTGCTATCAAATTAGAAAGCATTTGCGACACATACCTCTCGTCATCGGCATCAGACAAAAATCCATATGGCAGTTCAGCGCGATACTCCATAAGCAATTTATAGATTGTAGGAATGTCAAACGGCGATGCGTGACGAATGTTAGGACGCATTATTTCTTGACCTTAAAACCAATTTGTTTGGCACTGTCGGCGCTCTACCAAACGCATAGTTGATTGTAGAAATGAAGTTCACGCGATTCATTGATGTGTCGCCGGGGTTGACTGACTGCCATGAATTGTCATTGGTATAGCGCCCAGAAGTCCTGTTCTGCAAGATCAATTGAAAGCTGGATGCACTCAAGGTCACAGCACCAGCATATTGCCTTGCCTCTTCCATCCACTGTTCAGAGATTGAAAAAGAGTTGACGTAACCATTGAAGTACTGATAAAGCCCGTTGCCACCAGTGGCAAGTGTCCACGGAATTTCAGTCTCGGAATTATTCTTCCAATCCACCGTAAAAGAACTGTTGTTTATCCAGTTGGCATAGCTTAGTGTCAGAAGCTGATTGTTGTCATTGAAAAAACCATGCCACAACTGAATCCGCGAGCCTTTGATGTTTGAGCTAAGAACAAGTCCAAGCATCGCAGTGTCAATACCAACCAGTGTGATGGTTGTTTCATTGGCCGTGCTTTTAATGTCTCGCTGTGCCGAACTTACTTGAATAAGTTGACCAAGCGCCGTGAATGTCCCAACGCCAGCAACATTGATGGTGTAGGGTGCTGTTGAAAAATAATAAGTGCCTGAAGGCGTTGTCAACTTAAAGAAATCCGCATAGCGAATTACGTTTGTATTTACAACTGGCAAGATTTCGTTCATAGCACAACCTCAACGGCGCTAAATTGGCCGTCCCATTGGATAAAGCTGTCGTTTGTCATTGGAACCAGAGTGTAGGTTGGATACTCTCTCAACACAACAGGGAATGTCACGCCAGTGTACGCAGTTGCTCCAAGTATCACAGTTCCAAATTGACCAATAACAGCGGCTACAGGAGCCGTGACGGTGCTTAAAAGAGTGCGGTGGACAGGAATGCTAACTGTTGTCAAAGCGCCTCTGGTGACGTTTGCAGTGGCAATGTAGGAGTAGCGGCCAATCTGAATGAAGTCGCCAACCTTGACGATGAACGATCCAGCACTGATGGCCGGCAAAGAGCCAAGAACAATGGTCTTGTTGGCAGACGATGTTTGCACCTGACAAGCAATGATCTGAGCTTGAGTCATGTCGCCTTGATAGCGAATGTAGTTCAGCCAGCCAGTGGAGCCAAAATTCATGTACTGCTCTGTGATTCGATCAGCCTCTCGCAAGGTAGAAAGCACCCCACGGTTTTGCGAGTACAACAAATAATTCATTGGCCTGATGCCAAACTGAAATGGTTGGACCGTCAGAATTTCCGAGGTGCTGATTCGCATATTCCTCGACATCATCTGACCTGCAAACTTGTGGTCGTTGATGCTGACAGACTCAGCCACAGAAAGAATTGTTTGAAGACTCATAATTTATCCAATCTTTCACTTAGCTGATGCGGTACAGGATGAACGTGTTTGCCGCAGTACGCCGAATTCGGAAGTTGGCTGAAATGCCAGTGGCAATTGTCAAAGAGCCTAGCGATGTTACGCCTGTGTTGACAGCCATCGTGATTGTTCCAGAAGCAGTGTTGATAACGGTAAAGTCGTAGCCAAAATCAACACCTATCCACGGGACCAATGTTTCCATAGTCGTGCCAAGAGGCATTGTGACCGTGTATGTCGTGCCAGTTGTGTTGATGATCTGAGCTTGGATGTTTGCGTTGGTCAGTGTTGCGGCGGCGCTAATGGCCGCAGGTGCTGGCGCATCAACAACAATTGCTCCCGGAAACTGCGTGTTCCCAGACGAGTCAACAACCTGACGGATAGTGCCAGCGCCATCAGACAACACAATGTAGCCGCTGGCCGTGCGGATGTCCAAGCCACCAGAGTTGCCTTGGTAGCTGCCGACAACCACGTTGTTGCTGCCCGTAGTCATCAAAGCACCAGAGCTTGCTCCAAGGAACAGGTTTGTAGCGCCCGTTGTTACAGCAGTTCCTGCGTTGTAACCCAGAGCCGTGTTGCTGCCTCCTGTTGCCGCTGTGAGGGCCGCATAACCAACAGCCGTGCCGTTGCCAGCAGTCAGCACATCATCCAGCGCAAAGTAGCCAATCGCCACGTTGTTGCTGGTGGTGCTGTTGCCCCACAGAGCACGGCGACCAACAGCGGTGTTAAGTGACCCCGTGGTGTTGCTGGACATTGCAAGGTAACCGATGGCCGTGTTCTCTGCGCCAGAAGTGTTTGCGTTTAGAGAGGAAGTTCCAACAGCGGTGTTGTTGCCGCCAGTGACAGCTCCGTTCATTGATGATGCGCCAATAGCAATGTTATTGTCACCAGCAGTTGCAGAAGTAAGCGCAGCAGCGCCAATTGCAATGACGCTTGAAACGGTTTGCGCCGCGCCCAAAGCTCCGCTGCCAATAGCTACGTTACTTGCGCCAGTGGTGATGGCATCGGCAGCATTAGCGCCTACCGCCGTGTTGCCAGAGCCTGTCGTAGTCGCGCCCAAAGCAGCACCGCCAACAGCCGTATTGGTAGCCAAGTTAGCCAAGCCTCTACCTACGGTCATGCCATAGATAGTTGCGTTGCCGTTAACTGTGAATGTGGAACTGAATGTAGTCGCACCAGTGAATGTCTGCGCGGTGTTTGCAAGGGTTGCCAGTGTGCCTGTAATGTTTGGCAGCGTGTATTGCCGGGTGGTTGCAGTTGTGATGCCACTCATCACAAACTCAGCCTTCTTGGTGTTGTCAGTTGGGTCTTCTAGTCTGAAGGTGTAGTTGACCTCCATAGCCGTACCAGCAATGGTGAAGGCATTGTCGTAATACTGAAAGTTTGCATCCAAATTAGCAAGAGGAATTGCACTGGTTGCGGTAGCAAATGAATTTGGCACTGGCATGATTTGTCCTTAACGTGACACTGGAATGCTGCGGTTCGCGCTTTGATAAGCAGCAAACACGCCTTGTTTGTTTTTAGCCAAGAACTGAAGTCCCGACTGTGTATCAATGGCGCTCATGTTTTGAATGATCGGGCCATTGTAGTTAATCGTTTGACCGCCCATGCTGGACAAAGCATTGTTCGGGATAACTGTACCCGCTGTTCGTGGAACAAACAACTCAGGTCCACGCTCACCAATGATGTATGGCGTGTTGGCTTCTGCTGGACCACCTTCGGCCAAAAAGCCGCCTAAGTCCATGTTGCCAAAAGCCTTGCCAGTTCCAAAACCACCACCAGAAAAGCTACCAGCAAATGAGCTAAACAAGCCACGCAGCAACGACATGGCTTGCATCTTCATTTCAATTGCTATCAGGCTTTGTATGGTGCTACGAGCAAAGTCCTTCATGTTCAACTTGCCAGTCTTGACAAAGTTGTCAATTGCAGAACTCATGTTGCCCCAAACGGAATCAAAGACCTCCTGTGTGCGCTTCATGGAATCTTCCATCGTCACAAACATTTTTGCCATTTGCTCTTGGCGATCAATTTGGTCAAGATTGAATTGTTTGTCTGGACCTTCCTCGACTTCTTTGCGCTTTCTGGCGTACTCCAAAGAAATCTGAGCAAGACGCTGCTCTTTTTCTGTGGCGTAAATTAACTTGTACTTCAAATCAAGGGATTCCTTTTGGTATTCCATGTCCTTTGTTCTGGATTGATTGCTAGTGCGAATTGTTTGGCGTCTGTTTTCTTCGGCAACTTCGGCATCTGTTTTTTCTTTTTCTGTTCTTAAAAATTCTTCGTATTCAGACATCATTGTCTTGTTGCGAATCTGCCGCACCTTTTCCGCAGTTTCAGCGGAAATTGCAATTTCTTTGCTTTTGAAAATTGCAAGGTTTTGAGAAGTAGCACGACCATCTTCTTGAC